TAACCAGCCCTAGTAAGCCAATTGCGCTTGCAGGCGCCATAAAAGGTAGTAGCCAAGCAGATCTAGATAACCGCATTGATACTTTTAAAGGTTACTTTACTGGTAAAAACAAAAATCTAGATATTCCATATGTCTCAGGCACTAGGCGGTATGTTAGTACTGCAGGCAAACCATTGATAAAGCGTGAGGCAAAATCACTCATTGCTAAGTTTCAAGTACCCATTACCTGTACTAACCCATTTGGTTTAGATACATCTACATCAAACCTATGGACTGCCAAAACCGCTTTTAGTAGCGCTACCTTTACCGAAACACCAACTGTTGGCGGAAATGCACCATACCAGCTACCAATTATTACCATTACTATTAACTCACTTACTGGCGCTGGCGATTATCTGCAGATTTCAAATGATAACAATAACCAAGAACTGCTTATATATGGGCAAAGCCTAGCAGCCAGTGATGTAGTAGTAATTGACTGTGAGCAACGCATAGTTACACTTAACGGTGACCAAATAGACTACTTAGGCACATTCTTAGAGCTTGAGCCGGGTGCAAACTCAATAACCTATACCGATGGCTTTACTACACGCAGCGTTGATGTATCAGGTGTTTACACTAAACGGTGGCTATAAACAATGGATCAAAACTTTTCAAGCACTAAACTACCTACCGCCGCTAGCTCATCCTCTGTAAGCGGTGCGCCAGCATGGAGTAACCCAAGCAGGATTCCTGCAGATGATGCAAGCTCTGCAACTTGGGCAGCATCAGCAAATGCACAGCTATCACTCATAACTGGCACTACCTTTGCATTTCAACAATTACCAGACTCTGCAGTTATTGACGGCATAGAGCTTTATATTGATGGCTCACAGACTGGCTGTTACGGCAATATAACAATCAACCCATCTGGCACTACCACAAAGGCTATAGGCGCATTAAACGGCTCATATGGTGGCGCTACTGACCTATGGGGCGCTACAAGCATATCTAAGGCTAGCATTGCTGCACTATCTGTCAGCATTCAAGCAAATGATATTTCTGGTGGTGATGCAATTGCAGCTATAGATTACATAAGCCTAACTGTGTACTGGCATATTGAGCTACCAAACGTAGAGGCAGATGTACCCACTAGAGTTGCATACAAAGTTTATTCAAGGGATGACAACTTTTTAGGTGAGCTACCAAACGTAACAAGCAAACTTGGGTTTTCACAAGACATAAACAGCGCTGGCGCCTCAATGGTAATTACCTGTGGTCAGTATGGTGACAACCCTGTTACTGTTGAACCTCTACTTACTGAGGCTGGCGATCCAATACTTACTGAGAGTGACTTGCCAATATTGACTACATCAACAGAAATGATGGTTACAACTGGCGCATCATTAGATGAGGCTATTTTTAAGAACTCAAACCGCGTAAAAGCATGGCTCTATAACCAGTACTACCCTAATGGCAAACTTATGTTTAGTGGTCAGATAAACCGCGTAGAAATGAAGTATGGCGGTGGTGATGCTAATGTAAAACTGACTGTATATAGTGATGGTCTTGACCTAAGTAACTTTATAGCTAGAGGCTACCCATTCAACTATACTACAGACGTTTCCTACACTACCCCAACAGGTTTTTATGAAACGTACATTACAGACAGTGTGGGTGGCTCATTGTTTGAGGGGTCTGGTCAAAGTTTCACCACTGGTGTAGGTGTTACCAATATTGGTGCAATATCTCTTAAGATACGCGGCACAGCAAATATCACTGTGTCTGTATATGATGCGCCTAACGGCAATCTTTTGGGTACAACCACTAGAGCTATTGCAGATGGCGCGCAAACAGTAGAGGAATTTGAGTTTGCACAACTTATTGAAGTTACCCCATCAACTACATACTTCTTTACTGTTTCAACTGGTCCGGGTCAATTTGCCTACTTGGTTTATGATACGCCCGGCACATATGCCAACGGCACATGGTATCAAAACAACTACATCCAAAATGAATGGCGCGTTGCGGTTGGTGATCTGTACTTTATAACTAAGAGTGGCTTGCCTACTACAACCACTACCTACACATCTGATGACCCTGTTACAGACATGGCGCATGGCATTTTGCTAGATTACAACTTACGTGGTGGCTATATAACAGAGCGTGATTTTACTGCAACAGGGCTATCACTTACATACACCTTTGTAGTGGCAACAATATTTGATGCACTCAAAAAGATTTTAGAGCTATCACCCACTGGCTTTTATTCCTACATTGACTTGGGTACTGCAGAGATAGACATAAAACAGATTTCTACTACGCCAGACTTTACGATTGTAAGAGGCAGGCATATCAATGAGCTTAACTTAGCACTTAGCATTGAGCAGGTAAAAAACTACTTATTGCTATCTGGTGGTGAAGTAACACCCGGCGTAAACCTGTTTAGGCAATACCAAGACTCTGAGAGTGTCAGCAACTATGGATTACGCACAGGCACAAAGTCCGATAACCGCATAACCCTTACCGCTACTGCAGATGCCATTGGTGATACTTTTGTTGAGGAAAACGCAGACGAAGTACAAGAGACCTCTGTAACGGTCCTAAATAACAATATTGACATAACCCTGCTTACGCCCGGCAAAACCATAGGCTTTAGAAACTTTGGCAACTTTATTGATGACATGGTGCTACAGATTGTACGCAGAGAGCCTAACTTTAGTGACGGCATTGCAAACCTTACGCTTGGGCGCTTGCCGGTTAGGATGAATGACGAAGTGCAGCGCATCAACAGAGAGCTATTAAATGAGCAGACTATTAACAATCCAGACCAACCAACTTAGTGATATAATAACCATAAGGAAAAACAACCATGCCAAAGATTAGCGCACTACCAGCAGCCGGAACACTAGCAGATGATGATATAACACCATTTACTGATGATAGTGCTACGACAACTAAAAAATTTACTCTAGCTGGGCTATTGGTTTGGCTACAATCTAAAACTACTTGGATTACTACCGCCATGATTGCTGCTGGCGCTGTGACTACTTCCAAAAAGACTGCTATAACCGCAAAAAATACTATGAGTGGTATTTCTATTACTACTTCATACCAAAATGCTGCCTCAGAAGTTTTACCTGCAGTATCTGCTGCCCACAAATATTTAATTATTTGCTCATTTACTATAAACCATGCCGGTGGAACTGCAGCCAGAGATTACACCTGTACTATCAGAAATGGCACAACAGGCTTGCAAAGCTCAATTGTCTCTACAGTGAATGGCACTGCAACCTATTTTTACAATGTGAATGTCAGCTATATACACACATCAAGTGCTAGTGGTGGCGAAACAATAAACTTTTCAATTCTTAGGAACTCTGATAATGGTGGTAGCATAAACACAGCATCACACTATTCAATAGTAGACTTGGGCAGAGCTTAAACATCAAATTAGCAGGTAGCCAACAATGGACATAGCACCAGCCAGAAAACCTAAGTGGAACAAGACAGAATGGGCTAACGCACGTAAGCGCGCTATAGCAAGCAAAGACTCTGTTTGTGCTATTTGTCATACATTCATAGATCTTGATGCACCTGCATTCTCACCATTAGCGGTAGAGGTTGACCATATTGTACCTAGATCACGCGGCGGCTCACTCTATGAGCTAGATAACCTGCAGTTGACTCACAGCAAGTGCAACCGTAAAAAGGGCGCTAAAATGGCTGATGATTACGATGGTCCGGTGTATACAAACCCTGTACCACTATCAAACCCTTGGTAATCACAAGCATGATATAATAAAGCAACAAAGGAGTTTTACTATGTCTGACGAAAACCCAACCGATCAACCAAGACCTGCAGTAGGTCCTACAGATCCAATGCCAAAAGAGGATGACAATGCCTAGAATTGCAGTAAACGCAGATAACTACGCCGCTACTAGAGTTAATATATTTTTTCCTGCCCACAACCAAACACCCAAAGACGGTAATTTAACTGGTCAATGTGTAACACTTAATAAGTGGTTTATGGCTGAAATGACTGATGTACCAAGCCCATTTGCTGCGCGCGGTGATGCAAGGTATGTAGGCAAGCAATTAGTTGCTGAGGGTCATGCAGTTGCTGTGCCATATGATCAAAGGCGGCAAGGCGATTTTGTAGTATATGAATACGGTTTATATGGTCACATAGGCGTACTGCTTAGTGGTGATCGTATATTTGAGCAAAATGTTAATGCCGGCGGTGCAGCACGTAAAGTAGTAGAGGGTGCTTTTGTGTACGCATCACGCATTGGGTCACTAAACGAAAGCTGGCGCCCTGTTAAACCGAATATTTACAGAATAAAATCATATAAAGAGGGGAGTGGTAGTATGTTAATTCAAAATACACCAGTATGGAAAACGCGCATGACTCAGGTATTATCTGAGATTACTGGCGATGAGTTATCAGACAATGAGTTTAATGCGTGGGTAGGTGCAGAGGCATTTCACGTTGTTGAGGCGCTTATTGATGACAAGAAACGCGCTGCAAAGAATGATGGTATTAGTGATGCTGAAAGCAGGCTAAACGCTATCAAAGCATATGTTAATAGTTTATAAAAGGAGTACTACTATGGAACTTACGCAATACGTTTTACTAGCAGCTGTTATAGCTGGTGTCACAGAAATGATTAACCGCATACGTGCTAAAGATTATTGGGTAGCTACTACAGTTGCTACATCAGCTTTAATTGGCGCCTTGTTTGGCTTGTTTGGTGTAGAGGGTCTAACCCTAGTCACAGGGCTTGCAGCAGGCTTTGGTGTATCTGGTAGCTTTTCAGCTCTAGGCATTGTTGGCAAGCGTAGCACGCCGGCGCCCAGCACTGTAGTCACTAAAGCAAACTAAAACAACAACCAAAAAGAGCGCCCTCGCACAGCGCTCTTTTATATTGGTCAATATTTATTTTGTTATTGAATACATTTATTGTACATGTTTGGGCTTTACTTGGTCAAGTGATCTGCTACCCTTTTCACCATTACAGTAGATACAAGCAGGCTGTAAGTTGCTTTGGCTAAAGCGCAAACTAGCATCACGCGATCTACTAACTACATGATCAAGTGTTAAATGCTCTATATCAAGCCTCACAGGACACCAAGGATGGATTTGTAAGTAGCAGAGCCAATATTTACCATCTATGGCTGGTGGATGCTTTTTAATCCATGTAGCGCGCGTTATGAGCCATTGTTTAGTTTGCTTGCCTACCCTATTTATTGGTTTAGTAGAACGCTTTAGCTCAGTCCGCTTGAGTTGTTTTAAAACACGCTTGGGGTTGTGATAGCAGGCATACGAAAAATGCCCCATCATATTACAGTGTTTGCAGGGCTTTTTTGGGTAACGGTCCATTTTAAGTTTTTACTCCAATCTGTATACAATAATTGTACACTATGTGCTTGTGTTAGATTATTTTGTGTTACAATTTAGTTATGTACAGATGTTCAAGATGTGGTAATGAGGGTGATACTGGCTTTTTTGTTTATAGTAAATTCACTAACAAGCAGGGTGTTGAAAGTAAGTATTATCATTGCAACCAATGCAGCGCAAAAAGAATGCAGACATACAGAGCTACTAACAAAGGTTCAATTGCAACAAGGAAAGCTGTTAGGAAATACGAGGCAGCGAACAATAAAAGACGGCGTGCGTGGAAACTAGCAAAAAAGTATATTCCTGCCCTACAGCCATGTGTTGTATGCCAAACCACCGTAAATATCCATAAACATCACCCAGATATAAGCAAGCCAAGAGAGGTAGTATTTTTATGCGCTCTGCACCACAAAGAGGCTCATAAACAAGAGTTAGTCATATAGCTTGAGCTTTGTTATAATTACAGCACAACTAACCAGAAAACGCATACGGGAACTACCCGGTAATAAAGGAGAACGCGGAAATGGCAGAGGTCACTACAAAAAACTATGTAGCAAAGATTGATGATCTGCTACCTAGTGACGAAAACCCACGCTCAATAGGGCGCAAAGAATATGAGGCGCTTAAAAAATCTCTGGTTGAATTTCCAGAAATGAAACAGTTGCGCGAAATTATAGTTGATGAGGATATGCAAATACTTGCAGGGCATCAGCGGATCTATGCGCTCAAAGATCTAGGCTATGAGGATGTGTATGTTAGGCAGGTCTTTGGTCTAACCAAGAAACAAAAACGTGAGTTTATGATTAAAGACAATGTTAGCTCAGGTAAATGGGATAGTGATGTTATTGCCAATCATTGGGATCTAGATGAGTTAGAGAGCTTTGGTGTACCTGCATTCAAGATACCCGGTGGCGATGGCTCAGGCAGTAACACTAACAATGCGTATCAAAAACATGAGGTGACTTGCCCTAACTGTGGTGAGCATTTTGAGCTGACTGAGGCAGACGATTAGCACTGACTTATTACCATGTCTAAAAAAGGTAGCAAGTCCAGTGATGTGGCTACTAAACCAATAGCCAAGCCACAACCGGCTAAAAAAGCGCGGAGGTCTGCTAAAGCTACCAAGAAATCAACTGTTAGTAACCCTGCCCAATTAAAGTTAGCGGTCCTATTCAAAGCTAATAAAAAGGCAAAAGGCAAAGCGGTACTCAAAAAAAAGATAGTTGAGCAAATGTTTGAGCGTTATTTTTTTAAATTATCGTATACAAAATTTGTTCAGTTATCAGAGGATTGGAATGACTACAACCTAAAACTTAAGATAGTTAAACAGTCAAACTATGACTCATGGTTAAACTACTTTAAAACAATGTCACCCAACCAGATTAAATTACTGGCGCAAACAGGGCTAGATATACTACCAACAGAGGGTTATGCAGCACTGAGTAGGTGGCACGACATTATAAGCAATCCGGGGCGCATAGACAAAATACATAAGTCAGGCTTGAGCAGTGGCAAACAAACACAATCTATTGTTGATCTAGCTGCTAAAAATGACCGCTACGGCGTACTTAAGGCAATCCGCGATGAGTTAGCCGGCAAGCTACAAAAAGGCGCAGGCAACCGCGATACTGCAGACCTTGCCAAGCAACTTACTGAGGTTATGACACAGATTGCAGACTATGAGCGCCGCCTAGCGCCAGACAAAACGACAGTACTAGGTGAATTGCTTGCAGACATGCCGGGCAGTGATATTAAACCAAAGCGCCCAGCAAAAAATGGTGGTGGCGCAAGACAAGGTAGCTTTAGATCAAGAGTCACCATAAAAGATTTAGAGGGCATTTAAGATGGTAAAACGATATGGCAACCAAAAGCCGCGCGTGGATCAATTTAACGATGGTGATATATGGCTTGCTGACAAAACCATAACGCTGCTAGAGGCATATGATGTAAAGCTGCTACCTTGGCAAAAGGCAGAAATATATAGGTGGATGGCTCTTTATGAAGATGATGAGGGCAAGTGGAAATGGTCCAACCCTAAAGCTGGTCTGCTTGTGCCGCGCCAAAACGGTAAAACAGAAATACTTATTGCTAGGATCATAGGCGGTATGATTTTTATGAATGAGGCATTAATTTATACAGCTCACTCTGATAAAACTGTTGATGAGGTTAAACGCCGCGTACAAAACTTCTTTTACCAAGCCAAAGAGGAAATTAGAGATCTACTAACGCCTGAGTTTGACAAAGAGCCTAAGAGCCTAGATTACATAGAACTTCGAACAAAAGGCAGGTGTGTTTTTCGAACACGAACCAGAACAGGTGGCTTGGGTACTACAAATGACACATTGATACTAGATGAGGCACAAGAAGAAACTGATGCCCAGCAAGAGGCTCTAATGCCTACTATTTCTGCAGGTAAGTCACAAAACCAGCAAATGATTAGGGTAGGTACACCACCAAGTGGCGGAGGCAACGGCACTGTGTTTATCCGTATTAGGCAAAATGTCATTGATGGTAAAGACCATGATACCTGCTGGCAAGAATGGTCAGTTGAACTGCTTACAGATCCTAGTGATGAGGATGCGTGGTACGAGACTAACCCAAGCCTTGGGTATCACCTTATACTTGCAGCGGTCCGCAATGAGGCTAAAGACATGGCAATAGACAGCTTTAACAAAATGCGCCTTGGCTGGGTAGCAGGTGTTGAGAGTAAACGCGCCATACCTGATGCGTGGTGGTCAGCTCTTAAAGTAGACAGGGTAGAAATACCTGCTGATGCTAGCTTTGTGTATGCAATAAAGTTTGCACCAGACGGCAGTGCAGTGTCATTGTCTGTTGGCGTAAACATGCCCGGTGGCGTTGTTCACGTTGAACTAATAGAGCGTAAACCATTAAGCGCTGGCACGCTGTGGCTAGTGCAGTGGCTGACTGATGACAATAACAGGTGGCGCAAATGCAACAAGATCATTATTGATGGCGCTAGTGGTACGCAACTGCTTGTAGAGGAATTAGTGCGGACTGACCGCCGGCTTAGTAAAAAGATACTTACCCCTAATGTCAAAGAGGCTGGCGCAGCATATGCAGCATTTCATGAAGGTGTAGAGAATGGCAAGCTAACACACTTTGACCAGCCAGCATTAAACATGAGCATAAAGACTGTTAAAAAGCGTGGCATTGGTAAGGATGGCATGTTTGGTTATGCAAGCCTAAACACTGACATACAGTCAGACCCAACAGAGAGTGTTGCTTTTGCTTATTACGGTGCAATTAGGTTTAAGAAAAATAAAACCGCCAGTGGTAGCGGTCAGTCAATAATGGTATAGTGTCGTTATGGTTTTGGGTTAGTAAGACAGCCCATTGCCTAGAACTCCAATTCGGCATTTAACCACATCATAAAGGTGTGGTTTTTGCTTTGCTATGATTACTGCATGAATGAGCAACAAAAAGCATTAGAGGAAACAGTAGATCAGTTAATTACTGAGGCTGATAAAGCTGCATTTGAAGTGTTAAATAGAATTGCTACGCTAGTGCTTAATCAGGTGCTACAATGAGCTTATGGAAAACAAAGAGCAAGAGGTAACAGTGTCATACCTTGAGCAAGCTAGGCTTGATTGGCTAGATGCTAAAGCAGCTGCACAGCGCGCTGGCAATATGAGCGCTGCACTAAATACCCTAGAGGCTGAAAGCATGATTAGACTGAACGCCTTACTAGAGGAATTACATACACTAGGCTCAGTAGCACTATTGCCTGATGGTATCTAGTATGGAAACTGAGCCAAATACTGAAAATGTTTTATACATGGATGAATACCCTGAGCTTAAAAAGCGTGTTTGGTTGCGCCGTTTAGCTGCACAACGGCTATCAAATGTCACAAGAATTTACAGCGAAATCATATATTTACCTGAGCCACCAGACGGCGCAGCTTAGTAAATATACAAAAACTCACTGGCGCTAGTGGTCCTAAATGATTGAATGCCAAAACCTTTGTAATTCATTTCAGATACGTTTACTGTGCCATCACCATTAACTGACTCAATGTACACTACATGCCCTAGTGATCCGCGTGTAGTTGTGCCTACTGCACCAGCTCTAGGTTCTGTACCTACTGACATACCTGCTGATGCGGCACGCCCATACCATGTGTTAGCGTTACCAAGCATATTAGGCAGGGATGCGCCCCGGCGGTTTTTAACATACCAAGTGCAGTACCCATAGTCATATGTATTTGACCCATCAAAGCTACGCAGAGGCGCTACACCGGGCGTTGCTTGTGGTAGTGCCACAACTGCTGGCAATGCGCGTGATAGTTGCTCAGACGGCTCAGGAATGGTTATAACATTACCTATATCAATGCGGTCCGGGTGTGTAAGCTGTGTATTCTTAGCCCACAACCTTTGCCATTCAACATTGTAGGCAGTACCAATCTTGGTAAGATTATCACCAGCTACAACTGTATACGTCACCACTGCAGGCGGTTTCACCTCTACAGGCTTGACTGTTTCAACTGGCTTAGTTTCTTTAGGCTCTACTGCAGTACTAGAAAAAAGCGGTTTGCTCTGTTGATCAGGCAAATTAAAGGTAAAGATTGAATTAGCATCTTTGTACTGCCATTGTTGCTGGGCGCTGACAGTAGCAGGCATCAGTAGTGCTAGCACTGTTGCCAAAGGTAGTAGTAGTTTGGGTTTCATAATCCTGAGCCTCTAGGTGTGGTAAGTGTCGCGGCTCTTTTTTGTATCCTCATTTAGTAAAGTTACTCACAAATTTTATCATGCTCATGCTAGTGTGTGTCAACATTGACAGCTTGACAAATAACACCCTCTGTGCTACAATAACGTTATGTTACAACACATAACAAACACATATTACAGATACCAACCAAATGAATTTCTACCAATCTACTCAGGTGGTGAAATGCTTAATAAAAAAGAGTTTCATTTGTACCGCATTAAATGGATCATTAATCACTACAAAGCATTTGTGTACCAGCTCACGCATCAAGTAGGCTAGTACCTCTGTTAATTATCAGTTTTTACATACTATATAGATATGTTTCTTTAAAACATTTTTACATACTATATAGAAACAACACTACTCAATCTGTTTGTACACAACTTACCCACAGAAATAAGCCATTTATTCACAACCACATTTGCTAAACAAAAACGGTTAGTGGTATATTTAGGGTCAAGGTAACAAAACGAATTGGAGGGTTTTAAACAAATGTCTTACAGTCTTAATGACCAGCGCAAACAAACAATGCTCACTAGATTAGGGGATGCAGCACAGCTAATTGATGATAAGAGATTTCTGCCATTCTACCGAAGCATACAGATACGATTAGAGAAAATGGGCAAGCCAGATGAATGGGGCAAAATGGTTGAGTCAGCTCTTACTAAAGAACACCCCAGCCGGTACTTTGCCAAGCTCTGTAAAATGGTCAAAGATGGCACATACCGCTTTATTGAAAAGGTCAAAGAAGTAAAAGCAGAGCTTAAACTATACCTACACGACAAACTGATTAAGTATAACTTTGGTAAATACCAGAAATATTGGGTACGCAAGGCACAGGAATTTATAAATGTGAATGGGCAAGCAGGCTTTGTAGAGCTTATGGAGTATGCAGACCGCAAGGGCATTGATCAAAAGTACATGGCTGCAGCACTCAAAAACTGCAAACCACCGCGCCAATACTACCAGCAAGTAATAAGGGCTAACTAATCATGGCGCGCCGTATATTTATTTGGGCATTGCTTATTGCTGCCCTAACAACTTACAGCGTTGTAGTATATGGATGGTGGCAAGAGGGCAACGACAGACAAGAATACACCTATGAAGTGGAACTATAACCGGGCTGATTTAAGCTAGGTATTATGAATGAGGGCAAACCTTGCGGCGCACATGAGGGCAAGTTTGACTACACCTGTGATGATTGCATGTTACCTGCAAACCACTATGACCCACCAGAAATAAATGATTTTCAGACTTGACAAACGGTATACCGTTAATTTACAGTAGAGCTTAGTAAGTGAAAACGAATTGGAGGGATCACATGCGATTATTTAATAAACAGGCAAAGCCTGAAACAACAGATACAAGCTATCAAGATCTGGTAGATTACCTACGTGGCATAAGCCAGCAAGAATACACCAGCCTACTAAAAGTGGTAAATATCTACCGGGATGCTGACAAAGCCGTTAAAAAGGTTTTAGGCGTAAAATATAACGTAGTAGAAAATGATGCTGATTTATTTTTAGATACTCTGTTATCTGACGATGATACAGCAATTGGTAATTTCTTAGAGGATGATGCAGAGTCACCAGCTAGCGGTAGGCAACGTAAGGTAGCTCAAAAAGCAACCACTAAGGCTAAAAAATAATGAAGTATGAATGTGGCTTTTATGCGGTAAACACCAAGCACTGCATGATTAATGGTCACTGTATTGTTTGCAAGGTAAAAGGTGAAAATTAAGATGGCACAATTAGCCGGCAAAGTCATGCGCCAAAACGCAGAAGTTATAACCATATTCAAAGTAAGTGGCAAGTACTACCCAGCTACTGGTTACAACGCAGAACTATTTGAGACCTACTTGCACACAGGTAATGAGAGTTTATTAACCAAACTAGAAAATGAATTGGAGGTTTAGTATGGACAGTAAAACAAAACAGCTCATTGTAAACGTAATTGTTCTAGTACTGCTCATAATTGTTGCAATATTAGTTTTACCTGTATCACTACGCCTAGCGCCAGCCAACGCAACGCAGGCAGAAGTATTTGATCACAGTAACTGTCAATATCCTGACCGCTGGTCCAACCCAGCAGATGGCTGTGATAATAGTGATCCTGCAGTGCCTGAGTGTATTAAGGCTGCTTTTACTAAAGAGTCTGAGGATGCGTGCATTGCAACCTTTGTAGCCCAGCATGAGCAACCTGCAACTGTCGTACAACCTATTACAGCGCTAACAGTTGCGCCAGAATGCGGAGGTAAATAATGTTAATACCAGAGATAACTGATAAGCAAGTAGGTCTACTGGTGAAAGCCGCGCTTGAGTTTAATGCAACACTGGTAGCTCTTGCGGCTACTTACTATGGCAATATGGATAGCAAGAATGCTAAAAAGTTTCAAGCAGATTACCGCCGCCTATTTGCGGAATACAGAAAGCAACTTAAATTTATATTTCCTGATGAGGTAAATCATGGCTAATATAAAACACATAGAAATGCCTTGCACCTACATCACTGGCATTGAACAGAAATGCAAGTACAAAGGTTTTGTTCAGGTAGTCATAGTTGATGACCCTAAGACTCAAAAAAAGATTGATGCACTTGCCAATAAAAAACTAGCAGATGAGCTATATAAACAGCATGAGGATGGCTTACACGATGGACGGTAAATCACAAGCATGGCGTGATGCTGCAGACAGGTTGCTAGAGGCACTAGCCAGAGAGAATAAATACATTGTGGCTGATATGATGATTATATTTCTAGAGTCTGCCGGCTATGGCTTGCCAGACTACTCACCACTAGGCGGCGTATTTAAGCGCGCTGCAAAGCGTGGCATCATCAAAAAGATTGACCGCCCAACCAAACAGGCACTCTGGCACAGCCAAATATACCAAGACAACTTAGATCACCATGAGCATCAGATTTGTGCATATGTTACTGGTGATAACCGTATTACCCGGCGCGAAACAGTCAAAGCATTGATTGATAGTCTTAGGGAGGCTCAAAATGAGTAAAATATGTGATCGTAATTACGCAGTAGGCAGTATGTACTCAACAATAATGATGGATGGTGTAGATTGTTGCCCATCCTGCAAACAGCCTGCAATATGTCATGGCGCTACAATAGAGCAGAGAGCGCTTTATTGGGCATTAGCTGATAACACTGGTAGCTCAAGCAAAGCGATAGCCAACCACATGGCTGGCAACCCATTAGGGCGCTTTTACGCTGGTCCGCCAAGTGATGCAGATGATCGTAGCAGGTGCATAAGGTTACTAGAAATAGTACCTGAGTGGATTGCAAGGCTACCAGAAATGGTAAAGTACGATGCCAAGCCAGAGACTGGCATTGTAATCAATAGCAGTGGTATGAGTGCCTACACTAACACCTGGGCGCAACAAATACCGCTGATCATGCGTGAGGGTAAGTTTTAACTAAAGGCAAATAAACGAATTGGAGGTGTATTATGCCAGAATTAGTAGTACCAGTAATAGAGCCACAAAAAACTAAATGCGATCACTGTGGGCAACGCATACAGTTGCAGCGTAAAGAGATCCTTAACAAAGCCTGTGCCATCATGCTCAAGCGTGCTGCAGAGCATGTTATGTCTACTATGCAAAATGATTTTGAGATTAGAGACTTTACAGAGGATGGTGATTTTAAGTTTTTCAGCAACTTTAGCCATTTACGCTATCATGGTCTAATTGCCAATGTAAAAGTAAATGGCAGGGTACATAAGCGCCGCTACCTAATCACGCGCAACGGCTGGGCATGGCTCAGAGGTGATATAGAGCTGCCTAAATTCCGCATAGTAAAAAATGGTCACAACGTAGAGGGCAGGCAATCAGACCGCCTAGTGTACCTAAAAGACATCTGGCATGGTGAGCCTTATGTACAAACCACCTTTGAGTACTTTGATGATAATGGCAACCCGGTTGGCATCAGACCAAATTACCCATCAGACAATAACAATCAATCTAGGTTAATATAAGGGGCATATTTATGCGTGATCCAACAACACTAGCACATAGGATAGTAAACCCAATACCACAAATAAGTGAGCGCCGCCCAAGCATGGCTAATGATGCTAGAGGCTGGTTTAATTGGACTGTACGCCTGCACACAAAACCGTACCCAAATCTGTATATAAGTCCATTTATCTACATTGGTAAATATGAGCTTTACTTTAGTAGCTTTGTAGAGATATGGCATACAGATCCGCTAGGTGATGCCGGTCCGCCATGTCATGGGCGCAAGTTTTGGAAATGGCACATACACCATTGGAGTGTTAGCCCATCATTCTGGTATGACTTTAGACAAAAGCATATTACCAAGTGCGCGTGGTGTGGTAAAAAATCTAGCAAAGAGCTGGGGCGCGTAAACCATAGTGATCATAGGACTGTATACCATTCACAGTGCATGTCTGAGCATAGTAAGGCTTGGCACGCTCATGATCCAAGAGGCTGCTATGCTTGTAGCGGTAAATAAGCCTTTGAGTATAATAGGCAGAGTATCAAGCCTGCCAAAGATTAAAATGCCGGTGCGCTCTGCAGTAGATGCTTAGGCATCGTGGTCAGTTAATAAATGTTAAATGTAGTTAATAACTGCAGCCGGCAACCACCTGTGAGGGGTAGTTTAGATACACAAGCGCTCTGAGAGGGGCGCTTTTGTATAGATTAAATGGTATAATTTAGCCAACATGTTTGAGCTTAACCAATTACGCCCAAGAGCTAACAGCCCTCAATCTAGTACCAGTACTGCAAATGAGGTTGAGTTACAATCAGACGGCTCATACATCCAATGGCGCTACAAGGGCTTTGCTAGATGGAATAACTTAATCTCTGTCAAAGCACTCAAGGGTGATACAGGTAAAGACGGTAAGAATGGCAAAGATGGTTTGCCCGGCGCTGAAGGTAAAGACGGCGCACAAGGTTTACCGGGATTACCGGGCAAAGATGGTGAGCGTGGCAAACCCGGCAAAGACGGCGCACCCGGTGTTGATGGTTTGCCCGGCATCAATGGGCTAGATGGTAGAGAAATTGAATTACAGAAATCAGCTACACACATACAGTGGCGTTATGTTGGTGATACCGAATGGCAAAACGTAGTACTACTAGAGGATCTTAAAGGTCCTAAAGGTGATCCGGGCGAAAATGGCAAAGATGGTAAGGATGGCGCAAGAGGTCCGCAGGGCTACCCCGGCGCATCAGCCTCTGCAGTAAGCACCTTTGAGACAGTATCTAAAAACATTAAGGCTTGGGCTGCTGTATTTGCGTATACAGACGGCAGACTAACCACCATTACCTATACCAAGAATGACAGCACCATACTTAAAACATTGAACTACACAGGTGAAAAGCTAACATCAATAGTTTTAAGCGGTAATACCCCATCTGGTATAGAACTTACAAAAACGCTATCATATACAGGTGATCAACTAACAGGAACTAATTACGCATAATGGCTACATTTACCATAACCACCGCCCAAAACATTGATGAACTTGCATCTAAGGCTGGTGGTGACACTTATAACGTAAATGGTGGCACACTTACCATTGACCAAGACAGCAGGGTAGGCACTAACCAAAGCACCTCAGCTACCCTTGGTCCTATAACCTTATCAGCATCACTAGGTGGCGCAGTAAACATTGATGGTACAGATGTTTGGATGATACCGTACACCGGCGGTAGCGGTAACGTACCAGCGTGGAACACCGCCATTACTAACAACGGCGCATCAGGCAAGCTAATAGGCGTGCATTCAGCTCTTACTGCCGCATCTACCGCCACAGGCGCAGCAATGCCTGCTAGTGGCTTTATCCGCGTTAAACAAAAGACCGGCACATATGCAGCCGGCGCACTTACTGGCATCACTGCAACAGCCTCAGATGCTGGGCGCGTGGGCTGGATTGAAATTGTAGGTGATGCTAACACAGCACCACAGACCATTAACGCTAACCGCCTTGGTCAATTCAATGTTACTGGTGAATGGTACGAAATAGGCACAACCAATGGATCATCTAACCAGACAATGCAAATACCAAACAATGGCTTACTTAGGTATGCTGCAGGCGTATTCATTGAACAAACAGCAGGCGTGGGTGACTATGAGTTTTACCCTAACGCTGGAATTGTAACCACCACAGGCACAGAGGCGGCGCGTGGCAAGTGTGTTTGGATAGATGCAAATGGTCTTGTTAGAATTGGTAACTCTGGTGCTGCAACAAACGGCTATACCCCAGCATCTGGCTTAAAGGTAGTTATTGGTAATGTATTCTTTGAAAACGCAGACAGCGCCGCTAGAACGGCAAATGTTATACCAAGCGCAACACTAGGCTCAAGATATGATTTCACAACTACTGGTGGTGGTGTAATTAACATTGATAAATGTAATATGGCGTGGTACTTATCCTGCACACAGGCATACTCAGTTGATGTTTCAAACTCAGGCTTTGTAGATGCAATACTGCTATCAGAGGTGGCTACTGCCATGACGTTTAGTAAAGTAGGCGTAGGCAACAAGCCAACAACCGCATTAGTTGCAGCGCCACTTACAATTACTCTATGTTTTGCCGGCGGCACATTCACTGATTGTGTATTCCAAAGGGTAGCAACAGGCGCAAATAACTCAACAAGCGTTATTCTAACTGACTGTGACGGCTTTACATTTACTAGGATTCTTACAAGATATGCAGCACTTAGGGCGCACACCCTGCCTGTATCTATTACCGCAACGCGCGTAAACAACACCACCTTTGACACCCTAAAAATGATTGATGGGCAATTTTCATTAGTAACCTGCACCAATGTAGACATAACTGACATGATTTACATAGGTCAAGTATCAGGCACAACTGGCACAGGCAACCCATGTACTGCCATACTGCTCACCTCAAACTGCCTAAACGTAACCATTAGTGGCTTTACACTACCTGTCACAAACACACACCCATATACTGCACTATTCTCAATAGGTGTTGCTGGCTGTACTAACACCAAGATCCGCAACATTGGCTCATACGCCTCACCACTAACCTTGGGTAGCGCAAACGCCACCGGGCTTATATTCACTCTCGTAGCAGGCGCAGCCGCTATTAATACCATGATACAAAGAGTTTACTGCAGTAACACTAGAACAGGCATAATGACTGGTGATAACAGCTCTAAGGGCTTAATAATGGATAACGTATTTGGTGACTACGCAGATGCAGCTGATGTTAGCGCGGTCCTAAACATGTACCAGCGTGGGCAAGGCACTACAAAAGCCCTAACAGCCCAAACTGGTGTATATGGCACTCACTGGCTTGATTACTTTACATCAACTACTGCCGGGCGCTTGGCTATTGTCATGAATGAGCCAACAGCAGACACCTCTAGCTTAGTAACACTAGCCAATGGCGCAGCATTCACATCTGCAGGCGGTTTATACATGCCTGTTATTGGTCACACCGCCACATTTGAAACGCCAGATTACATAATTGGTCACACCGCATTTACTAACTCAGCGCTAGTAATGGCAGGCGGCACAGTAGGCAACTACCGCTTTGAGTATTCAATTGATCTAAATGATGGCTCAGGTTACTCAGCAATGACAGCATCAAGCTATACAGCCGCTGGTCTTGGCACAGCCCTAAACGCGCTCACGCTATCTGCAGTTAATGGCTTTAAGCTAAAACTCAAGATCACTACCACCACCACAAACGCCACAGCCATAACATCTGTCTACATACCAATGACCTCGACCACCACTACACAGGCTTACCAATACCCACTAGACACAATCACTCTTACACTTACTGGATTACAAACAGGCAGTGATATTGTTGTACTTGCAGCCGGCACTGAAACAGAACGCCAGAATGTAGATGCCAACGCTGGCACAACTTTTGATTATGTTTATGAAACACCAGAGAGTATAGACATAGGGGTATTTAAAGCAGGCTATGTGCCTTTTTACATACGTGACTACCCATTAAGCAGTGGTGACAGTAGCCTACCTATAGCGCAGATTGCAGATAGAAACTATTTAATATAAAATAAGCGCAAGGAGTATAGAAAACAATGGCAAAAATTACCAACCCGGATGACATAGATGTAGGTGTAGAACTAACCCTAGATACCGCTGCATCAACCTTTACACTTAATGTTGCTGGGCAATTGGTTGCCAAAGATGGTGTTACGCTACAAGCACTATACTCAAAGTTTGTAGATCTATGGACTACTGCTACTTATAACAAATTTGAATTTCCAATGTACACCATTGATGCAAAAAGCGGTCAGTACCAGTTTGGTACAGATGGTGCTACATTCAGTGGCTGGAAACCTGCAGACGATGCTACGCGCCAAATGCTTAGGGATGGTGGCTGGTCCGAATACTCAGCAGCAGGTGTACTAAACAGGCAATATGTAGGCATTGTGTCTCTTGGTGACGTTAATACAGGCGCACAGCTCTACTACCAAAAGACTAACGGCGGATCTGCAGCAGATTTCACATTTGAGGATGAGGTAAACGAGGGCATACAGGTCTATGGTGATGCCTCTAATGGTAACTTTGATAACCGCACCTACTTTAAGGGCTATGTCCGCGAATACGCCAAAAAGTATGATGATAGCGTATTAGCTGACACAGGACAGACCGCAACAGGCGCTTATACTGTAAACCTACTGCTTGCCAATGAGGATGATCTTAAAATTCAAGACACTGACGTTAATGTTGCTGCAGATGCCCCATACACTGGCATTACAGCCACATGGATAGTAGGTAACAACTTTGATACTACTAACACATCACCATACGCTTTAGATGATGTCGTAAAAGATGGCGCAGGCAGATGGTACATTTGTACTGGTGCTGGTACTGCAGATGCAACTGACTATTCTAACCTTGGCACAATGGCTGGCGCAGGCACAGCAACATTTAGCGCATACGCTGGTGAGCGTGAAATTGGCGGCTCATACTACCCATTTAGCATAATTGTTGATGGTAACGCTGCAGTTGCTGAGGATGTTTATACAAAAGTACAGTACCTGCTACGCCAAAACTCAGACATTGATAGTGGATCAGGCACACAGACTGGTATTATTACCCAAAAGCTCATGGACTTTGTAGGCGATACGCTTATTACCACTACAGGTGTCTATATTGATGACTATGATACCAATGATGTAAACCGCCTTACCTTTACTGATAGCACTGGCGCACAACGCACAGAGCCATACACAGCTACTGGTACACTCAACTTTAACTCAGTACTTACAGCAGGTGGCACAGGCTATTACCGCATGTACTTCACTGACCTTACAGGCTCTAATGATTACGGCTTAACTGGCGCAATAACAGTTGATGATGCAACAGGCGCTGATATAGCCGGCACAATCTCAAGCGCATCTATACCATTTACCTTTGACTATGACGGCAACACCCAAGGCAGCCGCACACCGGGTACAGATGCAGTAGTAACAGTAGTTGCAGGCAACGCTGGTAGCGCAAAGCCTGTAGTAACAACGTACACAATAACAAGGGCAACTGGACAGGGCATAACACTAACTGCCGAAACAGACCGGGCATACATCTAAAAGGGGTAACTAATGGCTTTGAGTTTTGACGGCGCTACAAAAGTAGTCACGATCACCACAGACAATACCCTAGATGTAAAAGACCTATGGTCACGCTGGGTAGATTGGGTGCTTACTTCTGATAACTCAAAGTACTTACCTGCTATGGCACAGCTAGGCGGCAATGACATTGATGTTAGTGCAGGCACAGCTATACCAATCTACATATACCTACTAAATGGCTGGAAAATTAAACCGCGTGAGGCTAACCACACCCTAGCTGTTACTAACGGCATATTGCTTGTAGATGGTGGTGGTGATCCATTCAATAACACCAATGGCGCTTATACGGTCCGCATAAACTACCAACAGCCAGTACAGGCTATATCATTTGCCACAGGTGGTGGTGCAGCAGTAAGCGCTCAAGACATTAGAGATGCTATGGCACTAGCCACTGCAGATACCCCAGCTGAGGGCAGTATTGATGATAAGTTGAGTAAGATTAAGACAGACACAGGGCTTATACCAGCCGCTTTATAGCCTAAATAGTTATAACGTGCTTATTCCATGCAACAAGCCCGGTAGCAAGCCTGTGTGCAACCCTAGCGCCCGGTTCAGTGCCATGCCCCGGTAACAATGTACCTAAAGCATCATCATGATCTACAAGGCTTGGCATAGTGTAATAAACAGGCAAACGGTTGCGCTGGTAGAATATACCAATCCTAGTGTCATATGGCTCTGTGCGATCTGCTACAAACTCAAGCATAGGTTCAATGTGGCTAGATGGCATCATTATGCCCACACCCCACATAAGCAGCCAATAGCTTAACCATGTTTCATCAACTACCTTATCAACAGCCGCTTTTACTCTTTTACCCATTGGGCGTGCAGTGCCTGTATATAGCGATATAAGCGTTTTAGTAGGTACACTGGCTATAGCGCCTTGCAGGTTATCATAAAAGCATGGTGACAGTATTGCATCATCCTGCACTACTACATGCCAATCTGCCTTACCTACCCCATCAAGCAGTGATCTAGTGCCATTATCCCATTCATGCTCATGGCTGGCAGCCTCTGGTGTGTCATAGATCACATTAACCGAAACAAAAGGATATTGGCGCAACTGGTCCGCTAGAGCCTCAGCATTAGCCCGGCGCTTGGGGTGTGCCATGACTGCAGCGCTAATAGTCATATGCTACAACTGCCCAGCCTTTATAACTACAGTTTCACTATCAAGCCCTTTATATTCAGGAAAAACTGTTTGTATGCCCGGTCCTTTATGCTTATACCTAAAGTAAGTCATTTTCATGCCTTTTTTCTCTAGGCGCTTTAGATACTCAAGAGTGTTGATCTTAGCATTGTTATAAAACTCTATATGGCTGGTCCAAAGATCCTCAATGATGTATATGCCACCGGGATTGAGTTGCTTGTAGTAAAGGATCTCAAAGCTCTTTTGCTGCTCACTCCAATAATGGCTACCATCATCAATGATAATGTCAAACATACCAAGTGGCTTAGTTTGCTTAGGGTCAGTGCCATCACAGGTGATTAGCTTAACACTGTCAGGCACTTGCCAATCATCATTGTGCATGTAGCTTGCCATATCCTCTTTGATGTCTATACCAACAATCTCAGCATTAGGGTAGTACTCACGCCACATTTTCATGCTCAGACCATCCATAACGCCAATCTCAAGCAACCTACCGCTGAAATCACGCTTTGGCAGATGTTTTTGGTAGAAATCTAGGTAATGGTGAAAACGTGAGCTTTTATCAGCCCCATACTTAAGCCCTATGTCATTGAGTTGCATATATTGCCTCCAAATTATCTTTATTATTCTGTAACCATAACCTGTAAGCTGGGTGGCTGGCAAACTTATTCTTACCGTATTTAGTATTAAAAATGTATACATTACGCCACTTAAGCTCATTCTGTTGATCATCAGTCTCTTGGCGTAATGTTTGAGATACCATGTGATTAACAACAGAGTCTTTAACAACCATAGGCTTAATACCTGCTGCCCTTGCCTGCTCTATCACTACATCATCACTACACCAAAAGCTAACATCAGTATCAAAGCCGCCCATGTCTTGCCATAGCTTACGGCTAATCATAAAGCACCAGCCAGAGAAGTGCTTACCACACTCATAGCCCTCAGTATTCTCTGTAATATCAGCCTGCCTTGGGTCATTAGGCTCATGTGGGCTTACTAATGGGTGTCCTGCTGCAATAAGGTTATGCAACCAGCCATCATTAAAGACTAGATCATTGTTAGCAATCATAATCCATTCAGCCTTACCAAGTGCAGCGCCCTCATTAGCGTACTGATTGTAGTTAAATGGTGTGCGCTTAGGGATAGTGGCAGCGTTGCGGTACTGACCAATGCCGCCCTCCATGACTATTACATTGACTGGTAAGCCATTAGAGCCTTGCACACAGGTATCAATAGCCTTTTGAGTCATCATGCTATCACGATATTTCTTTACCTTAGACAGTATGATTACATCAACCAGAGCCTTGCCCGGTCTCATTGGTGTTTTATTATCACGCCAAGCCTGTGTTTCTGTAGTCTCTGAGCTGTAATCATAGTAGTACAAGATCTTATCAATCTTATGCTCAGTCTTTAGGTGAGGCAGTAACACCTTGCCATAGCCTGCATCCTCACCATATAACACATTAGGAAAGCTAGATTTGAGCGACACAGCGCGCTTTACACAGCATATGTGGTTAGGAATGCGGTAATACCCATCTTTATGGTTATAATCACGCTTAACATCCTTAGAATAGTAGCAAGTCTTTGGTGGCTCACCATTTAAGCTAACCTCAGCCTGAAACACTATAGAGTCTGCATCAGTCTCAGTTGCTTTGAGTAGTTGAGCTATATAATCTGCTGCAACGCGGTCATCATCATCTACAAAGGCTATGTACTTGCCTTGAGCAATGTTTATGGATATTTACGGTGGTTTGGCATACAACACATGGCTGTAGGGCAGGAATATACTTTTTTGCTAGTTTCCACGCACGCCGTCTTTTATTGTTCGCTGCCTCGTATTTCCTAACAGCTTTCCTTGTTGCAATTGAACCTTTGTTAGTAGCTCTGTATGTCTGCATTCTTTTTGCGCTGCATTGGTTGCAATGATAATACTTACTTTCAACACCCTGCTTGTTAGTGAATTTACTATAAACAAAAAAGCCAGTATCACCCTCATTACCACATCTTGAACATCTGTACATAACTAAATTGTAACACAAAATAATCTAACACAAGCACATAGTGTACAATTATTGTATACAGATTGGAGTAAAAACTTAAAATGGACCGTTACCCAAAAAAGCCCTGCAAACACTGTAATATGATGGGGCATTTTTCGTATGCCTGCTATCACAACCCCAAGCGTGTTTTAAAACAACTCAAGCGGACTGAGCTAAAGCGTTCTACTAAACCAATAAATAGGGTAGGCAAGCAAACTAAACAATGGCTCATAACGCGCGCTACATGGATTAAAAAGCATCCACCAGCCATAGATGGTAAATATTGGCTCTGCTACTTACAAATCCATCCTTGGTGTCCTGTGAGGCTTGATATAGAGCATTTAACACTTGATCATGTAGTTAGTAGATCGCGTGATGCTAGTTTGCGCTTTAGCCAAAGCAACTTACAGCCTGCTTGTATCTACTGTAATGGTGAAAAGGGTAGCAGATCACTTGACCAAGTAAAGCCCAAACATGTACAATAAATGTATTCAATAACAAAATAAATATTGACCAATATAAAAGAGCGCTGTGCGAGGGCGCTCTTTTTGGTTGTTGTTTTAGTTTGCTTTAGTGACTACAGTGCTGGGCGCCGGCGTGCTACGCTTGCCAACAATGCCTAGAGCTGAAAAGCTACCAGATACACCAAAGCCTGCTGCAAGCCCTGTGACTAGGGTTAGACCCTCTACACCAAACAAGCCAAACAAGGCGCCAATTAAAGCTGATGTAGCAACTGTAGTAGCTACCCAATAATCTTTAGCACGTATGCGGTTAATCATTTCTGTGACACCAGCTATAACAGCTGCTAGTAAAACGTATTGCGTAAGTTCCATAGTAGTACTCCTTTTATAAACTATTAACATATGCTTTGATAGCGTTTAGCCTGCTTTCAGCATCACTAATACCATCATTCTTTGCAGCGCGTTTCTTGTCATCAATAAGCGCCTCAACAACGTGAAATGCCTCTGCACCTACCCACGCATTAAACTCATTGTCTGATAACTCATCGCCAGTAATCTCAGATAATACCTGAGTCATGCGCGTTTTCCATACTGGTGTATTTTGAATTAACATACTACCACTCCCCTCTTTATATGATTTTATTCTGTAAATATTCGGTTTAACAGGGCGCCAGCTTTCGTTTAGTGACCCAATGCGTGATGCGTACACAAAAGCACCCTCTACTACTTTACGTGCTGCACCGCCGGCATTAACATTTTGCTCAAATATACGATCACCACTAAGCAGTACGCCTATGTGACCATATAAACCGTATTCATATACTACAAAATCGCCTTGCCGCCTTTGATCATATGGCACAGCAACTGCATGACCCTCAGCAACTAATTGCTTGCCTACATACCTTGCATCACCGCGCGCAGCAAATGGGCTTGGTACATCAGTCATTTCAGCCATAAACCACTTATTAAGTGTTACACATTGACCAGTTAAATTACCGTCTTTGGGTGTTTGGTTGTGGGCAGGAAAAAATATATTAACTCTAGTAGCGGCGTAGTTATCTGCGTTTACTGCAATTCTAGGCATTGTCATCCTCTTTTGGCATTGGATCTGTAGGACCTACTGCAGGTCTTGGTTGATCGGTTGGGTTTTCGTCAGACATAGTAAAACTCCTTTGTTGCTTTATTATATCATGCTTGTGATTACCAAGGGTTTGATAGTGGTACAGGGTTTGTATACACCGGACCATCGTAATCATCAGCCATTTTAGCGCCCTTTTTACGGTTGCACTTGCTGTGAGTCAACTGCAGGTTATCTAGCTCATAGAGTGAGCCGCCGCGTGATCTAGGTACAATATGGTCAACCTCTACCGCTAATGGTGAGAATGCAGGTGCATCAAGATCTATGAATGTATGACAAATAGCACAAACAGAGTCTTTGCTTGCTATAGCGCGCTTACGTGCGTTAGCCCATTCTGTCTTGTTCCACTTAGGTTTTCTGGCTGGTGCTATGTCCATTGTTGGCTACCTGCTAATTTGATGTTTAAGCTCTGCCCAAGTCTACTATTGAATAGTGTGATGCTGTGTTTATGCTACCACCATTATCAGAGTTCCTAAGAATTGAAAAGTTTATTGTTTCGCCACCACTAGCACTTGATGTGTGTATATAGCTGACATTCACATTGTAAAAATAGGTTGCAGTGCCATTCACTGTAGAGACAATTGAGCTTTGCAAGCCTGTTGTGCCATTTCTGATAGTACAGGTGTAATCTCTGGCTGCAGTTCCACCGGCATGGTTTATAGTAAATGAGCAAATAATTAAATATTTGTGGGCAGCAGATACTGCAGGTAAAACTTCTGAGGCAGCATTTTGGTATGAAGTAGTAATAGAAATACCACTCATAGTATTTTTTGCGGTTATAGCAGTCTTTTTGGAAGTAGTCACAGCGCCAGCAGCAATCATGGCGGTAGTAATCCAAGTAGTTTTAGATTGTAGCCAAACCAATAGCCCAGCTAGAGTAAATTTTTTAGTTGTCGTAGCACTATCATCAGTAAATGGTGTTATATCATCATCTGCTAGTGTTCCGGCTGCTGGTAGTGCGCTAATCTTTGGCATGGTTGTTTTTCCTTATGGTTATTATATCACTAAGTTGGTTGGTCTGGATTGTTAATAGTCTGCTCATTTAATAGCTCTCTGTTGATGCGCTGCACTTCGTCATTCATCCTAACCGGCAAGCGCCCAAGCGTAAGGTTTGCAATGCCGTCACTAAAGTTAGGCTCTCTGCGTACAATCTGTAGCACCATGTCATCAATAAAGTTGCCAAAGTTTCTAAAGCCTATGGTTTTGCCGGGCGTAAGCAGGGTTATGTCAATATTGTTATTTAGGACCGTTACAGAGGTCTCTTGTACTTCGTCTGCGTTTTCCTCAACAAAAGTATCACCAATGGCATCTGCAGTAGCGGTAAGGGTTATGCGGTTATCGGACTTTGTGCCTGTGCGTAATCCATAGTTGCTGACACTCTCAGAGTCTTGGTATTGCCTAAACAGGTTTACGCCGGGTGTTACTTCACCACCAGATAGCAATAAGTAGTTTTTTACCTGCTCAATGCTAAGTGCTAAGTTAAGCTCATTGATATGCCTGCCTCTTACAATCGTAAAGTCTGGCGTAGTAGAAATCTGTTTTATGTCTATCTCTGCAGTACCCAAGTCAATGTAGGAATAAAAGCCAGTGGGTGATAGCTCTAAAATCTTTTTGAGTGCATCAAATATTGTTGCCACTACAAAGGTGTATGTAAGTGATAGCCCTGTTGCAGTAAAATCACGCTCTGTTATATAGCCACCACGTAAGTTGTAATCTAGCAAAATGCCATGCGCCATGTCTGTAACAGGGTCATCAGATGTGTAGGTAGTGGTTGTAGTAGGCAAGCCACTCTTAGTTATAAAGTACAGATCACCAACCGCAACGCGCCATTCATTTTGGATGTAGTTGTTTTGATACCATGTGCCGTTGGCATATGTGCCGGGCGTATCATAAACCAAGTAGGCAAATTGACCCGGACCAGTTGAAACAGTAAAGAAGTATGTAGTTGATGGGGTAACTTCAATAAGTTGTGCAAACTCAAATTCCTCTACTGTTTGCGCGCCATCTGCAATAGCTCTAGTGGTTGTACCCAAAAGATTGCCGTTAGGCGCATCATATACAGACACAGTGATATTTGCTGTGCCGCGTATCTTAAGAGATATTGCACCAATATTGGTAACACCTACACCAGTGGTGAAACTTTGACCAGACCCCTCAAACAATGAGCCACCCACACTGTCTGTAATGTACGTTTCATAAAAACCTGTTGGGGTAGTGTAGGAAACGTCTGTAGTATAGTTGAATGGGTAGCCTCTAGCTATAAAGTTACTTAGGTCAAGACCATCACTATATACAGTCAGTTTTACATTAGCATCACCACCGCCATACTTCATTTCTACGCGGTTTATCTGACCACTAAACATAAGTTTGCCATTAGGGTAGTACTGGTTATAGAGCCATGCTTTTACGCGGTTTGAGTTCTTAAAAATAGCCTCATCTAATGATGCGCCAGTTGTAACCATCATTTCTGTTGATGTAGTCAATATTGGCAAGTCACTCTCAGTAAGTATTGGATCGCCAGCCTCAGTAAGTAGAGGTTCAACAGTAACAGGGTTGTCACCATACTGACCACAGGTAATTACCATTGAGGCGCCAGCGCTGTTTATGTCTTGTGAAAACCCAAGTTTGCTTGTTACGTTTGGTAGCTCACCTAAAAAGTTGTCATCCCTTGAATAAACTTTGTATGCAACTCTAGTGGGTACATCTGCCTCTACGTTTGGTAGCTCAATATGCCAGTACACAGTTAGGCTTATGTAATCTATAGCTGCAATTGCATCACCACCAGAAATATCATTTGCTTGAATGCTGACAGATAGTGCAGCAATGCTAGCCTTAGATATGCTTGTAGCGCCCCATAGGTCAGTAGCGCCACCATATGAGCCGTTTAATGCGCCTATAGCCTTTGTGGTAGTGCCAGATGGGTTGATTGTTATATTGCCGTAACAGCCAGTCTGTGAGCCATCAATATAAAGCTCTATGCCGTCAATAACTGCAGAGTCTGGTAATTGTTGAAATGCAAAGGTAGTGCCAGTTATGAGTGATAGCTGTGCATTTGCTGATGCTGCCCAAGTTGCAGAGCTTGCATCATCTGCAGGAATCCTGCTTGGGTTACTCCATGCTGGCGCACCGCTTACAGAGGATGAGCTAGCGGCGGTAGGTAGTTTAGTGCTTGAAAAGTTTTGATCCATTGTTTATAGCCACCGTTTAGTGTAAACACCTGATACATCAACGCTGCGTGTAGTAAAGCCATCGGTATAGGTTATTGAGTTTGCACCCGGCTCAAGCTCTAAGAATGTGCCTAAGTAGTCTATTTGGTCACCGTTAAGTGTAACTATGCGTTGCTCACAGTCAATTACTACTACATCACTGGCTGCTAGGCTTTGCCCATATATAAGCAGTTCTTGGTTATTGTTATCATTTGAAATCTGCAGATAATCGCCAGCGCCAGTAAGTGAGTTAATAGTAATGGTAATAATTGGTAGCTGGTATGGTGCATTTCCGCCAACAGTTGGTGTTTCGGTAAAGGTAGCGCTACTAAAAGCGGTTTTGGCAGTCCATAGGTTTGATGTAGATGTATCTAAACCAAATGGGTTAGTACAGGTAATGGGTACTTGAAACTTAGCAATGAGTGATTTTGCCTCACGCTTTATCAATGGTTTGCCTGCAGTACTAACATACCGCCTAGTGCCTGAGACATATGGAATATCTAGATTTTTGTTTTTACCAGTAAAGTAACCTTTAAAAGTATCAATGCGGTTATCTAGATCTGCTTGGCTACTACCTTTTATGGCGCCTGCAAGCGCAATTGGCTTACTAGGGCTGGTTA